TTCCGATCTGTCATTTTCTGCGAAAAACTTAATTTGAGCTTCTGTGGTAAAGTCAGCAGCGTCAGCAGGGTCGTTTGAAATTAAATTAATGACCGGCCCATTGTTCTCCGAAGACAGAACACTGATGCCATCACTGGTCGTCTGCATTCTGCCATCAGCATTGTAATGCAGCTTAACTGAACCAGAGCCGCCAAAAATATTGGTGCCAGCAAACGCACTAGTACCACTCTGTCCAATAATAAGAGGCTGACCCCACTCTGCATCCACGAGGGTGCGAATATAGCCGTTATATCCTAAGACAATCCTCTGCCCACTAAGCAGAGCAATAGCAACGTCTGTCGCTGTGTCACTGCCACTACTTCCCGGCGGGTCGTAAGTTACGCCGCCAGCGAGTTCGATGGTTGTTCCGTCAATCTGATTGCTAAAGCTGTCGTCGGCATCGCTACGAAGGAACTGCGTACTGTCGAGGCTGTCGAGAGTTGCGGCGTCTACACTTGTCAGGCTGCTGCCGTCGCCGTCAGTCAGTAGAACCGTGCCAGTAGCGTCGGGCAGGGTGATGGTGCGGTCCGCCGTTGCATCAGTAGCAGTGATAATGGTTTCGTGGGCATCAGCAGTCGCGCCTTCCAGCACAATGTTTGACTGCGTTAGTAGGTTGCCGGTTACGCCTATGCCGCCCGGCTCAATGCTATCAATTCCAATCTGCACATCTTCTGCGAAAGTTGACCAAGTGGCAGTTGAATAGCCGACATCGCCCGGGTCACTGGCATCTGCCACACCGGTTTTAAGAATGACATTGCCGTAAGTAACTCCGTTCTCATTGCCGTCAAAGTCAGCTTCGTCGAGATACAAAATTAGGTTGTTGGTCGCGTCTGCGACGTAAACCTGAATGGCCGCGCCAGCATACAAGCCGTTGGTGTCTGTGCTTGATTTAATACGGATGGCCGTAACAACATCAGTGCCAAACGTGCTGTTGCCGATAACTTGTAGCCCTTCGTCCCGCCCAAACATAGATTGAGCGTAGAACGTAAACGCCTGATGTCGGCTTGACGTAAATTCAAGCAGAGTAAACTTGGCGTGGAACCTTTGGTTAGCATCCCCACTATCATCGCGCCCTTGAAACACTGCAATAGTGTGCCAGCCTACTGCAAGGTTGCTCGTCATAACCTGTCGGTCAACAACCTGAACCACGCCATCCCTGTCGGGCAGCTTTATGGACCTGTCCGCCGTAGGTGTGAGAGGGCTGAGATAGGTGCTAAAATCCCCATTATATGTGTACCAACCAAGAGCTTGCTCGTTCATAATCAGTAAATAACTTGCGTCAACAATTAGGCTAGTTGTGTTTGCTCCGTTTTTTAGACTTTGAAACTGAAACCTTCCGTCTTCGCTGCCATCAGTAACATCCGTTGAAATAGACAACAGCCGATTGTATGTCACTATCTCGTTGTTGTCGTTGTACTGCTGGAAGTAAAACTGTGTGCCAATGTCAAAATCAGCAATGTCGCCAGTGTCGTTGCTTCTAAAATAAAGAGCTTGGTCGGCGTTGTTGCTTTCAACAATGATATTGTTTGCTTTGATGCGTGGGTAAGTGCCATCGCTGCTGATGGTCATGTCATCGCCAGCACCCACCTTGATGTAAGCGTTATCTGCTAACTCTAGCGCGTTGTCAGACTTGTCCCAGACTACGTTGTAGCTGTCGCCCGTGAAGGTAACGTCGCCGGTGAACGCACCTCCTGCTTTCGGCATGGCCGCGTCAGCAGTAGTTCCCTGCGCCGCAGTAGCGTAATCAGCTGGGTCGAATGACTTCACGTCAGCAAGGTTTGTCACCTCGCTATCCATGAGTGCGCCAGCGGCGGTGACGTTGGCGGTGTCCGTTACGTCTGCACCGGCTTCGATACCATTTAGTTTTGTATGATCGGCGTCAGTAAACACGTTACTGTCAGTCGCACTCTCTACAAGTGTGCGGATTTCAGCAGCAGTTTGATCTGCGGTAGCGTTACTTTCGATGCCGTTTAGCTTGGTATGATCAGCATCAGTAAATACATTACTATCGCTGGCACTTTCTACTAACGCCCTTATTTCAGACGCCGTCTGGTCTGCCGTTGCGCCGCTTTCGATGCCATCCAGCTTCGTACCGTCAGCAGACAGGTCACGACCATCAACTGTCTGCGAACCAGAGAAGGTAATGTTACCTGTCATCTGACCACCCGCCTTTGGTAGGGCTGCGTCAGCGGTGGTTCCTTGCGCCGCAGTGGCGTAGTCGGACGAGTCGAATGCCTTCACCTGTGCGAGATTGGTAACCTCACTGTCCATGAGTGCGCCAGCGGCGGTGACGTTGGCGGTGTTAATGTCGGACGTTAAAGCAACCGTGCCAGTTGCGTCAGGCAGAGTAATTGTACGAGAGGCAGTAGGAGTCGTCGGAGAAATAGTAACGGAGTTACTGGCCCCGTTAGGGTGATACATCTTCAGGTGAGATTGCCCCGTTATGCCAAAGATAGGTGTGTCATTTACAGATACACCCCATAGATTGGCGGAGTTATTCGCAGCCGTATCAAGCACCAGCATATGCTGATTAGTGCCACCCTGCTCATTTGAAAATCGGACAGCGTTGCTAAACTGCGAACTAAATCCGTTAATACTTGCGCCAGACTGATAACTAATCTGCCCCCAGTTGTCTGCGCTGTTGTCACCGAAGTCGAGAGTGCCATCCTCTGAACGGATAGTGCCGCCGTTGACGAACAGGTCACCTGAGACGGTTAGGTCGTTTCCAAGAGTAACGTCACCACTCCCATCAAGGAACACCGCCTTCTCTGCTGGCTGTGTACAGAAAATAGTGCGGCTACCGGATGTCCAGTTGACGGCGGAATCAGAGTTGCTGGACTGAAGGATCGTTGTGCGGGCTAACGTCGTACCAGACGCCGTGTAGGTGCCGATACCAACTTCAAAGTCCGTACCGTCTGTACAAGCGTAGTATGTCGTGTTGCCGTCGCCAATTTCAGAAAACGCCTCAAAACCATCAACGGCACCGGCCAATGTATATGTGCCAGTGCCGGTGGTGGTTGTCGTCTCCTTGACGCGGTCCTTCAGAACCAGTGCCATGTTACTTCAACTCGATAGTTAGGTTTCCTGCATTGATGCGGAAGATATCGCCAGAAGCGATAGTTTTGCTGGCATCCAACGCGCCAATAAACAAAACATTGCCGCCAGACCCCAGCGTGTCTGGGCTGTCGCTCACGTGAGTTGCTATGAAGCAATGCGTGATGACATCATCCCCGCCACCGCCAGACGCCGTAAAGTCAATGTTCGCGGCATTTGTGATTGTCTGCTGGTTTGCTGTATCTGCGGTGAGCGTCCAATTCGCCGCAGTGACTTGCTTCCGCTGATAGTTGGTGAAGTCCGCCTCCGTGATTGCTGGAGTGCCAGACTCACCTGTGGAATCGTCAAAATTAGATACCGCCGTCGCCAGTCCAACATAGATACTGTCACCCGGTGACGCAAAACTTGCGGCGTTATTTTTGAAAATAAAGCTCAACAGCCTATTTTCCAAATAACTGGTTGCTGCATTAGATGTTGCCATCGTTTCTACTCCTTATGTCCGAGGCCGATCTGGCAGACCTCTACGGTACGCATCCGTGTTTTCCCTAGCTTCCGCCAGATCCTTAATCCTGGTCATGGCTTCGGTGAACTGCTTCTCATACATCTGAAGCATGTCCTGTTCACCTTTCATGTAAATATACGCTTCCACTAACGATCCGTAAAGCAAGGCGTTGGGGGCGTTGTCACTGAGCCAAGTTGTGCCACTATCCGCACCGGCGGTCAGAGATGCCGGGCGGTAATAATAATGAAACTCACAGGCATAGTTGCTGTCGGGCGTAGGAGCCAATATAAGGTTGTCCACGTCGAACATAGCGTAATACTTCGGGGTGCCTGTCGTCGCTGGGTTGGGGTTGTACTCCTGAATGTAGTTCACATCCTTCTGAAGCAGAAACTCCTTTGAGCTACCGTTCGTAATAGACAGCGAAAACGACGCAAGAAAATCTGTGGGCAGTGACAGGTACGGATCGTTCTGCGTTACTGCACTCGTGGCATTCTTACGGAAGATCTCGAGATCAACCAGCTTGAAAATACGATCCTCGGCTGCACGAATGAATGTCGGCAGATTAGTCACGAAGGACGTTTCTGTGTTCTCCGTGTAATCTTGAATCGCTGTTTTCAGTTGTGCGTACGTGAATGCCATTTATTTCTCCAACGTCACCGGTCCGACAGTCGCATTTTCACCGCCCCCGCGCTGACCACCCGTGGTTGCGGTGCCGGACGACGCCGTGAAGGTAAAAAGGTTAGAATCTGTGACAGTAATCGTATAACCACTGGAATCCTCCAACGCTGCTTGTGTGAATCCATCGAAAGCCTGTGCCTTTCTGAATCTTACAACATCGCCGGTAGAGCGACCATGAGACGGCTCCACCACAGTAACCACAGCACTGCCGGCAGAACCAGACAAAAACGGATTCGCCGGCAACAACCGCGCAATTCCTACCTCTGTACGCTGATCCGGACGCGGATCATGAATCGCCTGCGGATCCGGACCCACACGAATAGGCTCAAGCTGCGGGTGCTTCGATTCATACTCGTCGCGGCCCACCTTAGAACCATTCCATTCTGTCACCATCTCTACCAGACGATAACGAAAGCCAGACCGGTCAGAGTAGCCCCAGGCATCTTTCCCCGAAGCAAACCTCGCCATCAGTTCACCCTCAGATACTGCATGCTCGGTTGCAGTTTCAGTGCAACGCGATCTTCATCCTCGTCTGCTGCCCGCTGGAACTCTTCCTCGTACACCGCCTTCAAAAGCTGCACCCTCTCCGGCGCCTTCTTCATGGCGAGATAGTATGCGAGGCCAGCAACCATGCACGGCAGGAAACGGAACGGTGCGTCGGTTGTGTTGACCAACGCGTCCGCATCCTCAATGCGCTGCACATAATAATACACAATGCTGTCGCTCGAACTGTCAGGCGTAGGCCACAGTGTGATCTCTGGCGTGGTCTGACGGTTGTAGAAGAACTGACTCGGACGGCCAGACTGCGACTTGTTGGGCAGATGCAGATACTCGCCGCGTGACATGCGGTCGAGTTGGTAGTCAACGCTGCTGCGACGAAGCACAACCTCCAACAGGTCGGTGTACGTTGCATCAAATGCATACGTCGCCGTGCCAGATGTCAGAGACTGCGTTGCCTGCTTCACGGTCCACAGGTTCAGGCCACGGTTGGCCCAGTCTGCAAACATCAGATTTAGAGACCGACGGGCGGTACGCGCATCATAACCGGTGCGAACTTCGAGACCACACCGCTCGTACGCCTCTTCGATGATGTCTGCTACATCGAGATCAAAGTCTCTGGATCCTGAAGTTGCCATTTATTTGTTATATCCGCCCTTCTTCCGATAGCCCATGTTGTTACGAACTTTCTCGGGGAGATTGGGCAGACCCTTGTTGTCTGCGGGGATTGCCTTGAGGTTGCCGCCACCATTGCTAAAACGAGTGCGCTTGCCGTTGTTGCGAGTCGGCATAATCATCGCGCCGGCTGCAGCTTTACGAGGAGAACAGTGCATTTACTTTTTCCTTCTCTTCAGTGATTTCACGCGACGTGGCTTCCCAGCGGGCTGACCCAGACGCTTCTTCTGGCTGATTCTACTACGCTTTTCAGCAGAAGTCATTTCGGAAGCAGTCTTCGGGGTCTTGGATGATACGCGCTTTGTAGGACGGCAGTATGGTGTACCACGCTTTTCGCCCTTTTTCCGACCACAAGCCTTGCCGGTACGCACATCTTTCCAGTCTTCCTTGAACCACCGCTTTAACGCAGCGCCTTCTTTTGTCTTTCGTACTGCCATCACAACCTACCTTGTGCATGAAGCGCCAGAGCCACGACACAGCCAAGCACCGTTAGGCCTACAACAAAGAAACCCGAGACGATCACAATATCAAAGATCTTCTGCCTCTTGCGGGCTTTTGCCTCTTCTGCCTCCCGTCTTGCAACTCGTGCCTTTGCCTGAAACTTCTGCCAATCTGCCCACAGTCCCGGGCGACCAGCGTAAATCATAATCTGCTTCAGTTGGTCTTCCTGTTCTCGAATTCGCTCAAGAGCCATGAACTCTTCGAGATCAGAACCACCGCCCTTCCGGGCGGCTTTCTTTTGCAGCTTCTCCTTCGCACCCACAAACTCTGCAATGGCGCTGCCTGCTGCTGCGATCTCCTTGCCGTTCTGAACAGCCTGCTTGATCACGGCGAAGGCTGCGTTTGCTGCTGCGAGTTCGGCTAACATCAGTAGACCTTCGTTTCCTTACTTACCTGCCGGGGCACACAATACGCGGTGATGTTGTTGCCCTGTCTGTGGAGCTTTTGCGCGAAATACGTGCACTCGTTCAAGTCACGAAAGTACATGTCGTTGCTTGTTAGCCTTCGGTCTTCTCCCACACCAATGTAAACAAACAGTAAAAACGCATGAACCATCGCTAGGTGCAGCGGGTTTTCTTTCGCCGCCCATTCATAACTCCACCGCAGCCTCGAGCGACAACTTGATTTGAATCTAGGTTACCCCGAAACGGGCGCTTGGCTTTTTGTTCGTGGATTCCACCGGCAGCTTTTTTGGTGCTTTTGCCCCAGTTTGCGGCTCCGACCTTACGACACTTGGCGATGGCCCCGCTTGCGTACGCCGACGGGAAGACCTTATATCTTGCCTTAACTTTGCGATAGCATGCATCTTTAGGCATTCCTACGTTTCCTCTTACTAGCGCAGTGCGCTCTTTCGCTGAAGCCACGGGGGCGCTTGCAGTTGACTTTCGATTTGCGGGCCTTGCTCCACTTCCGTTTCTGCGGCGGCTTTGAAACCTGTTGCCGCATCGAACCGCGCGAGATTGCCATCGCCCTTCCTCCTAATAAAATCTTCCCACAACGGTGTCAGCATGTTGTGATTCGCTTCAACCTTGCTGGCGATCACCGCTGTGCGCTTGTCCACCTCAATCAATGTACTGAGGATCCAAACCACAAGAGAAAGAGCCACGCCACCAAGACCAATAATAATGGCTTTCGCCAACGCTTTTTCATCTAGCATTTCCACCTCCGACGCGCCGCACAGATACGCTTCTTCGGCGTCTTCTTACAATTGATGTTATGCATTTTCATTTGGCCCTTGGACCGCGCACAGTAAGACGTGCGTCTCTTGCCACCACCCGGTTGCGGAGCTTTCAGCTTCGATCCTGTCGCCCGGTTGTATTTGGCACGGCCCTTGGCCGTGAGTCCTGCGCCTTTTGAGGCGGGCAGCTTCTCGCCGCGTTTGACCGACAGACTAACAGATTTTTTCTTCTTCGTCGCCATCAGAGCCTCGAATCA